GGTTGCTAAGATATCGTTTTAATTTTTCTTTATCAAAATCGTCATCAATATAAGAAAGTGCTTCTTCTAAGCCACCAATTAAAAGCGCGACAACTAAGCCACACTCACCATTCATACAAAGGTGATGACCTTTTTCATCTTTGTAAACGCAAACTATAGTCGTATCAGAATCATTTCTTAATAGTTTTGTTAACTTTGATAGGAATTGTTTAGTGCTGGCTGTGATTTTAAATTCTTTCATAAGGATGCTCCAATACTTAAAATGATACTATAACACAAGATTATTGACATGTCAAGGGACAGGTGGGTAACTTTCAATTAATTGAGTGCTTTTCCATATTAAATCAGCTTCAGGGTCAGTGCTTAATGGTAAACTAAGTTGTTGGCGCATTTCATTGTCTGATTGAATACCTAAAGGTTGAGAAGATTTTAATTCTTCAATCGTTTCTGCACGAAGCGCATCAATTGTGCCTTTAAGAAATGTGACTGTAAAATCGGTGGTATCAAAATAGGGGAGTAAATAACGAGTAAAATAATTCGTAAAGCGTTTAAAATCAGGTAGAACACCTTCTTTTATCATAGCGCTTTGTGCGGTTTCATAATTAGAAAAAGTAGAAGCCTCATTAGTAATGAGTGGGAGAGGAACATGATATGTTTGATAAATTTTATTATAGTTTTTAGATTCTAAAATAGAATAATCCATATCAATATTACTTACCATTAATTGTTGAATGGCTTCAATATCGTTAGAGGTGATAATACGCCCTGCGTTACCTGCACCTGCGGTAAGGTTAGAAATCTCCGCTTCTAAACGTTCTAAGGCATCTTTAGTAGTTACACGATTAGTAGGTTTAATCCACATACTAGGTCGACCTCCTTGATCGAGGAGCGAATAGTTATGTAATGCACCTGCACGATAAAGCATCAGCTCGTAGAGGATGCCGTGCATTTTAGAGAGTCCAAATTGGCGACGTGCAAAGCCATTAGGGTTGTAACCTTTGATGTGTAGAAGACGCGCACTTCGATCAGGTGCTAAATACTGAACTTCGCCATTAATTTCTACTCGATCAAAACGATTAGTTTCAGTAAAAAATATAGATCGATAAGCTCGAATAAATCCTCTATTATCTAATTCAGGTTGAATATTTTGAGGAGGGACGATAAACAGCTCCAAGGGAATATTCTGGGTGCTTAATGTTATCATAATGTAGGCATTTGCACTGATACTAAAATCTTTAGAGAGCGCTTCCATAAAATCTGATTGGCATTGTTCAAAATTAGGACGTTTAAGAAGGTCTAAAAAAGGGTGGTTTGTAACGATTTCGCCTGTGGGTGATTTTAAAAAAATTTCAATGCTGGCTAATTTTTCCCCAATTTTATTAACAGCGTCCTGAAGGGGCATAATCTGTTGATAAAATGTAAAATAAGATTCAATTCCAATGTTTAAACGACTAAATGCTTGTTGAAAATATTGTGTGGCTGTTTGAAATCCTGATTGAGGAGCTGGGAAAAATGTTTTTTGCTCAGTATTTTCAGTGGAACTGATTTTATTGTGATAAAGTGATAAGATACCCATTTGATAATACTACGCTAATTATGACGGAAAGCCAACATCAATCAGATTTTGTCAAGTGGATGGGCTATCACCACCCCAATATTATGTTATATCATATCCCTAATGGAGAGTATCGTTCCCCTCAAGTGGGGGCTAAGTTAAAACGTATGGGTGTTAAAGCGGGCGTATTTGATATGTACGTTATGGACTGGCACTTATATATCGAATTTAAAAAAAGTCATAAAGAAAAGTTATCTGAGGCGCAAAAAAAGTTTAAGATTAGTGCGGAAAATACAGGTCATCGCACAATGATTGCGTATAATTTCAAAGATGCTATTGACAAAATAGAAAAATTCTTGTAGGGTGCGTAGCTTAACAATAAATAAGGTATAAAAAAAATGATTACTACTATTCCAAATTTACCCGCTGCTCAACAAACTCAAATTGAAAATACAGTCGCTTTAAAAAGAGATATTAATACCCCTATCAATCTTATTATTTATAATAATGCTGCTGGGAAAACGGTTTATTATACAGGGTTAGGTGTAGATTGCACATCTACACAATGTCCTATTTCTATTAATGGTTCTTCTTATTGGCGCACGTTAATGGGAACAATTTCTTATGGAGATAGTGAGACATTTGAAATAACACCTACTCCAGATTATTATCGCTTAATTAGTACTTTATATTCGTTTTTAACTTATGTTGGATTATCTACATTATCGTTACAAGATGCTCAACTTTATATTCCTTATCAAATTGGATTGTATTTAGAAAAAGATACGGTGAATAGTAACCGATATATGTATTGGTCGTCGAGTGCTGGGAGTTCAATTTATCCTAATTGCATTTATATGACTAATGCTCAAACGCAAATTAATGTCTATGTAAGCTGTTAATGTTTAATCACATAGATCGAAGCTCGATCAAAATCTTCAGGAGCAGCATTATTATTGCGACTTTGGATGATAAATTCACTTGAGGTTTGTGTATTTTTGCTTAATTGAACGCTTTGATTTTTATTAGTTTCACTTGCGGTACTGCTTATAAGTACGATGTAATTAGCATTAGGTAAAGTGGTGATAAAATTAAATCGCCATCTTGAACTTGATAATGCCGTAACGGTAAGGTTATGTCCAAAGAGTAATCCGCTAGTACTGATATGAGCGAATCCTACAAAAAGGGAAAAAAACTCTTGAGCGTTATCTCCAGTGCCAATTGAAGTTCCAGTGTGTAATTTTCCAATACGAGAAGCCCCAGTAGGACCTGTTTCAGCTGATAATTGAGTGGTTCTTAAACGGTCGTCCAATCCTGCTTTAACAGTTTGATTGGTATATCCTACGAGAGTAGAGCCTTCAGGACCAACTTCAGATGCAATTTCAGCTTTATAAGCGTTTAGATCACTTTCTTGCCCATCAGTAGATGCAACAAAAATAAAATCATCTGAAGAAAAATCAAAAATAAAAGTGATATATTTGTTTGTGGCTACTGTGCCAGTTGTGACAACACCGCCCCCTGGAAAAACAACATCTTTAGAACCGAGTCCATTTACGTTAACAGTAATCGCCCCTGTATTAGTATGGGTAGCTATAAAACTAACTTTCATTCCGTCAATATAGTTATCAAGTGCGAGACTAGCAATTCGTGAACTTAATACATAGGAATTACTGACACCAGAGTCAATATATTCGTTTCCAGAAGCTTGATAACGTAGGGCAGCTTGAATCATTTGTGTATCGGTAGCGCCAGAAAGAGCCTGACCACTGTCTAATACAAAATTTTGAGCTTCTTGAGAGGTGCAATCGCTATATTCGGTTGCAGAGAGTTGATCGCCTGGGATTTTAGGAGGAACAATTATCATTTTAAACTATCTCATAAATCACTTGGACATGTGCGGGCTTTTGCTTATTAACTAAGCATTCGTAAATACCTGCGTTGGTTACAATTTCAAATTCAAAAGGAAAAGTGTAAGGAAACCCATCAATTGCTCCTGTAGAAAATACAACTTTAAGGACACTTCCTCCCTGGGGTTCTAATGTAATAATTAACCCTAGTTGTATTCCTAGATTAATATAATCTTGTTCCGTTTGCAAGTTGAGAAATGCTAATTTAATTAAGATATTTCGTCTGCGTTCAGCATTAGTAGTGTCGATTGTAATAACAAAGCATTCGTCAGGGATACCTAAAAATGTTTCCCATTCATCAATAACTGAATTGGTAAGATTAGGGATGTAAGTGGTGGCGATTGTTTGAACTAATTGTTGAAAACGGTTCATTTCGCCACCAATTCCTTTTAATAGATTACGGTAATTTTTACCAGCAATGTAAGGTGCATCCCATGAGCCACCCACGGGCATCATACGAGCAAAACTATCTGCTATTTTTTCTAAATCTTGGGGGGTAAATTGCTCAATATTAGGCATAGGTGACGACCCCTACTAAGCCTACTTCACCCACATCTATAACAATAGTAGCTGTGGGAGTAGTTAATACAAAGCTTTGTAATCGTTCACCTGTCACAGGGTCAGTTGTGTTAAAAATAGCTGACTCATAAGCTGATCTTTGAATATCTTCCCCTAAAGGGAGGCTTCTAAAAAATTCTATTAAATTAGCAGTAATAGCTTGTTGCATAGTGACGGTATTGGGTGAAATAGAGGAAAAAGTGAAGTCTGTGTTAATAGGTGGGGGGGGTAAAACGATCACATCTGTTAAACTTGTAATTTCAGCAGGTTTGATAGTAAGCACTTGGTTTTTAACAGTTGTAAGTTCATCGGCTGTAGGAATAATAGGGGTGTCGTTATCGCGTACAAAATACATGGTGACCTGTCCTACAGCGGGTGTTACTGATAAAATTGAAACGCGCGTCACACCTGGGATTGAAAACATTTGTTCCGCAATTGCCGATTCGCTAAAATTAGCCACAGGGTTTTCAGTTCTAAAGAGAATTCTATTGCGAAAAGAGATATCTGATTCAGTATCTGTACCCCCTACAATACCCTCAAGACCCACAAATCCTGTATTGTTATCTACACCTACTACAGTGGCAACAAATGTTAAAGGTGTTCCTGAAAAAGCGATCGTATCAGCTCCAACGTCAATTGAAGTGATGGGGACAGAGGCTAAATTAGCGTTTGCAGTTAATGTGCCTGTGGCGGGGACACCAGGGGAGCTAAGCATCGTGTAAGTGAAGATGGTAGAGCTTACCATTACAATAACAAACGACCCATTGTAGGGTGGCTCATTTGCACCTGCGATATTAATAATCATACCTGTGGCAAAAGGTTGGGGGGTGGCTAACGTGGCAGTCGCGGCTGTTCCCACAGAAGTAATCGATGCGAGGGTTGCTGTTGTTAATACAATGGGTTGAGTAGCTGTTACTTCATATAATTCGGAGCTTTGAGCTTGTAATTGCTCACCGCTTAAAATTTCAGTCCCTACAACCCCCGTTACCGTCATGAGCCCTGAGCTTTTAGCTGCCGTTAATCGCGTAAGTCCAAATACTTCACCCCATAAATCTAAAAAATCATCAGTAGAAGTAGTGAGGAACAATGAAAGAAATACTTGATTTAAGCTGGCATAATTTTCAAAATAGCGTCCTGCTAATGAAGTGAGGAACGGTTGAATAGCGCTTACTTCTAAAAAAGGATTCGATTGAGGCAATTCTGATTTCACATCAGTTTGAATTCGATTATTGAGTTCTTCTATGGTTGGAAAATTAAAGCTTGCCATTAAGTAATACTCTCTATTGTATTTTCCCATAAATCAAATGATTTTTGGGAAATCACATCGCTGTTTTTAATTATTAAAATTGTAAGGGTGATATTATCGCGAGTTTGTAAGCCTGTCACTTGAATATTGTCTGCATAATTAAAGTCGATGAGCCATTGATACGCTTTTTGAGTAAAATCAATAGCTTTTATTAAGGTGTCTTGATTATTGATTGATTGCTCTAATAGCCAAAGTTTAGAACCCAATTCTAACTCATTGGTAGCTAAGGTTGTTCCCCACCACCCGCGTCGATATTCAGGAGTAGAGACTTCAGAAGGCGATGCGCGTTGATCTGTAAAAAAAGTAATTGAAAGTGCAGTATCTAACCCATTGGTAAACGCGATGTCACCGTCATCAGTAAAAGAAATATCCCATACGCCATTAGAATCTTGGGTGAGGAGCAAATCAACAAATTCAGTATTTTTAGTTGTCATGTTGGCATCAAGTTATCTGGAGCACTCGTTGGGTTAGTGGATGAATCAATATGGGTGTGAGGGTTATAAGCGTTCCTCATGGCATCTAATGTACTAGCGCTATCTGAGATGTCCCCTGTGGCAGTAATGTTTCCTATGACGTTTAAATCGCCCTTTATTTCAATGCTACCATCTGTTTTTAAAGTGATGAGGCTACCAATGCTTTTTTTACTTGAAATAATAAGTGAACCATCTTTTTTAAAAAGAATATTATTACCCACGGTAGGGTTGCCTATTATTACTTCACCTTCAGCTAAATCTTTAGTAAGAAAAGGAGTGTTAGGCTTATGATAAGGGAAAATACCTAAATTTGCGGGTGAACCCATGAGGGCTACCGTAATGGCTAGGGTATCGCTGATTGGGTTAGCTAAATAACCATAGGGATAGATTACTTGTGCGCGATTATTCCCTCGAAATTGAGTGATGGGTGCGCCATAACCTTCTAACCCATCAATCTGATCGCCAGATATTTTGGCGCGAGTTATCATCATTTTAAGGCGATTAAGGAGTGCTTGCATTTGCTTTTCCAAAATTTCTAAGTATATCGTAATTAGCTTGTGTATCTGCAAACTTAGCTTGATAATAATCCACTTCAATTTTAAGTTGAAAAGAATCGGGTGCTACACATACTAATTCAGTAATATTACCATTTTCTAAGCTTTGAATAAAGTTTATTGATTTAATAAACATTTCAGAATTAATATCAGCGCGTTCATCTACTATTTGTATGAGGCGGTTAACTTCCCAAAGATCATTAGTGTCACCTATGGTGTGCCCTTGGATAGCAGGCGAATAAGATTGCGATAATGCGCGATTATAGTTGGCTTGCCATAGCGCCCGCTGAGGACATTGAACAACCGCTAAAGGGACTTGGGTTACAAAAGAATTTTGACGAGATGTACGAATGTTTTGGTCAAATGCGTCCCCACTTACCCCAAAAAGATTTTGTTTAACAGTATCGCTTTCTCCCTCTCCAGTTTCAAAAAATCTAAAATCCACTGGTGCTTGAGCCAATTGTGACCAGCATACATATTTATTAAATAGATTTTTTTCGGTAGACATCCATCGACAATAAATGACGTTATTAGTGCTAGTGTCCCCAGTGATTTTATTGATAAGAGTGTAAAAACCACTATCTGTGTTGCCACCGCTTGTTATGATAAGGGTACCATCATTATCAGTACTTAGGAGAACTGATAAGATTTGAGCGTATTTTTCCAAAAATCCAAAAGCACTTTCCCCATTTTGAGCAGCTAGATATTGGTCAATTGGAATTTTTAATTGAGCTTGGGTAATAACATCCTCGTCCACGATGACTTTGATATCATCTTTTAAATTTAATTTTTTTATAACCTCTTTACACGCATCAACTAGGGAAATGTCCCCTTTCCATTGAGAAAAAAGGGTGTAATCAATGGTGGAATCCACAATATCCATCATTTTACTTCGTCCTGAGACTGTAATGGTATCTTGGGAGGCAGAATAGTTACCAATAACGGTGTCAACAAACCCATCCATTACCGTTTGATTTTCAACAATGATTTGACAAGAATCTCCTCGTTTTACAGGATATGCATTTTCACGTTTACTTGAAGAGGTAAACATAAAATGGCGAATAGCTGTTGTAAAATCTTGAGAAACGGATGCGTAAAGAAATCCGCCAATTTGCTCCCCATTAATACTAATCTGCATCGCTCACCACTTTAAAATTGCCGTCAAGGTTATCTAAAAATCCAAGATCGTTAAGTGTAATAAGAGTTTCAAAATTATCAAGGTCTCCATAATATTGATAGGTTAGAGGTAAGACCGATGCGTTTTGAACTGTAATATCAATTACTTTTCGCGCAGTGGTGGTTTGTTGATCTAAATAAGTATGCGCATTGAAACGAATAGTTTCTAGTTGGGATAAGGTATTGTTGGATAATAAATCAAAACGGTTGCCGAGGATATCGAAATAAATATTATTTTCAATAATAAATGCAAATTGTTGAGTTAAAATATCACTTTTGATTTGGATGTCATCGGTTGTTTCAAATTCAATTTGAGTAATAAAAATATAATCAAAAATTAATGCTTGAAGATTAATGTATTGATTAAAAAGTTGCCTATTGCGTTCAACTGATTCGCTAATAGTAGTGGTTTGGGGTAAGTTAGTTGGGGTGGTATAGGCAAAGAATAATTCCATCAATTGCGATTGAGTAGTCAAAGTGGTTGAAATGTCCCCATAGTCTAGAAATACTTGGTCAGTGTCATTGGTTAAGCTCTCTGCATTGAGGACATTGATAGGGATATCGGTATTGTATTGAGCTAATGTATTATTAAATGTGGTTAGCCCATCTAGATTATTAGTGGATAATTTAGCACCTTCTTGCATTCTTGCGCTAAAAATAACTAATTGTTGAGTGGACGGAATAGTGATTGTTGGGAATGATTTATTAGAAGTCCATTCACTTCTAAAATCTTGACTGCCTGCACTAATGACTTCTAATGCGTTTTGTGCCACTTTAGACGCTGCGCTTAAGGAATCTACCCCTGCTGGAAAAGTTTGAGTGCCGACTTCGAAAAAAGTTAAAGAAAAAGTGCCAACACCAACTTTATCAAAGCTTTCAGCTAATGTGTAAGGTGTGGCGAAGACGCGGATAATTCCTTCAGTAGGGTGATTAAGTAGACCTGTCCCTTCGGTTTCTAAGGCTTCTTTAAATAATTTGATTTGGACAGGATATTCAAGATCATTACCTGTAATGATAGCTTGAATTTTATAGGTGCGTTGTAATTTTCCTAAATCTTCTAAGAATCGAGTATTTTTATTAGGGTATTCGAAATCTTTAAATTTACGCCCACCTGTAGTGGTAGAACTTGTGTATAGAAAGGGTACACCTCTAAAAGCTGCGGGAAGTAAATAAGCGCCTTGTGCAATTGCCATTAAGGTGACACCATATTATGACCCAATTGATGGGTGTAGAGGTGGGGTATAATGTGGGTATCTCCTGATTTGCTATCGACGTGACTTATTA